ACTGTTACGAGTGGCATTATATCTGTCACCAACAGTAGATTGCCAAGCATTAGCGTTTAGACAAGCAGAAACTTTTAAAGAGTTTCCTAACTCACCTGCCCACTTAGCGACAACAACTCCATGTGTAGATACAGCAGTATATGTTTCATCGTAATGATCTTCGTTCTTAATAAATGCTCCAACTGTACCAGCAGTAGCATTGTTTGCGCCACTGACTACACGATTAACATTCAACGCATTGCCATAGGCAAGGAAGTTTGCTGCCGTGAAAAAATCAGACGCAGTATTCGAGTTTGGCTTATTATATGTATTTACAAGACTGTCTTCAGAATCAATTAACTGTATCTGGTCAATTGGTCCCCAACGAAAATGTCCTGCGATAGCACCCTGTGTGGTACTAACTGCAGGAACAACCGTTGTAAGATCGATCTCGCTTACATTTACGCCTGGACTAACTTGGAAAGGCATGGTTTATCTCCTTCAGATGTAAAGAGTCAAATGTTTCAATTTACTTATTATTTATAAAATAACAAGTTTTAGCATATTGACCGTTTTTCTTATAGTTCATTATTTATAATATGCTAGAACCAAGCTTTTTGTGATTGGTCAACTATTTCTCCGTTTGAAAACTCTGGGTCATCAGCAAAAAGGTTTTCCGTTTCATCTTGTGTTCCGTCATTTATAATACCAAAGGGAGTCAATTCATCTAGCAATTGTTCTTGTGTTTTGTCTCTCAGTGTTGCCATTGTATTGTTATCTGTATATAATTTGAAGAACTCTTGCCCAGACAACCAAGCAAATAAAACTAAACCCATCACCAAGTCATCATGTTTCCCAGTTTCTGCTTCGTATGAAACGCCTCTCTTAGAAAACGTTGATAGTTCTGAAATAGTATCAAAGTCATTAACTATCAGTTGATCTTGCTCTATCAATAACTTAAGTATCGAACACCCAATAGACTTTACTTGTTTGGTGGTTCGTATACCTTTATCAATAGAAGAACCCTTTTTACCAAATCCTCCAGATATTCTTTTACCTGCACGACCAGCAGATTCAGTATACAGTATGTTCTCATAATCATAATCATATAATAACAACGAAGGGATCTGTTCTCCAATATCGTTTATCTCTACCAATACTGTTGCTTCGTTATACATTACACACACTCTATGTATAATTTCAGTATATTCTACAGGCGTAATCATATTGTCTTTGAAGGTGCAAACCTGTTGGTATGGCATCTTTGTTACATCTACAATATGAAATGCGGAATAGTCTAAACCTTTACCACGAGAAACATCAACAACGCAAATATAACTTTTATCTTTTTCGGGTTGATGATACATTTTGATGCCGTTGCTTTCAGTTATTGGTTGTCTACCAACTAATGATTTCAACTTGCTACCATCTACCAATGTGCCCGATGAACCTAAGAACTCGCACTGAAACTCTTGAGCAAACTTTTGAGTATCAAAGTCCATAGATGCCAGTGTATCTTGTCTCCACGCTTCGTCACGACCTGGAATTTGTTCCCAAGGTACTATGACATACTCATAACCATTAGACCCGTCACGTGCGCCCTCACACGTCTTATAGAAGTGATTGAGACCGTTTGGCGTAGAAGTAAGTAGGATCTTAGTGGTTGTACCAGAGGAGATCGTAGGGAAAACGGAAGCAAAAAACTCGTCCCAGTTTTCAACGAATGCTGCCTCATCGATGTATAGAAAAGAAACAGACTTACCACGAATCGCACTTGAAGAAGTTGCAGCAGCAATGATCTTACATCCGTTTTCAAACTCAACCGAACCTTTGTTCCACTCTATCACACCTTGCTGTATCCACTTAGGTAGTGCTTCGTATGCAATCTTAATGCGATCTAAAATCTCTCTTGCGCTATCACCTTTGTTTGCCAACAGACCAACTGTTTTATGTCCATTAAACAAAATGTAGTGTAGAATAACTGCTACTGCAGTTGTTGTTTTACCTGCCTGCCGTGATGTGACAACTGATACACGTCTGTTATCAGTTATCTTTTGTATAATTTCTTTTTGGTATTCGTAAAGTTTTATCGGAATAAGACCATGATCAACATGGACAATATTAATATACTGTTCGGAAAAATATATCGGATCTTTCGCACACTTGGCAAACTCTTTTAGTCTTTTCTTATCCCAATTTACTGAAACGTTTTTGCGTTTTAGATTTATATTGCCTAGATAACCTTTTTCAATCGGATCTATCATAAGTACTCCACTACGAAGTTCATTGCTATACTAATTCTAGGGGCATAACAATTGTTTGGTTCTACATAATGTTGTAACCAAGAAGGAAAAAATAAAATTCTACTAGGAATAGGGTCATAACGAACAGTATCATGGTTTAAATAAACGTCATCCCAATCTGGTCCAGAATCATATGATGGTTGATGCACCTTGGGAGACTGAAAACATATTTGAGATTGCAAATCTTCACAAGAAATATAGATACAAGCAGATAACGCTGAATTTGGGTGACTATGTGGCATATTATAATCCCCCTGTCTGCTTATATTTACCCATTTATTGTCTAAACGAAATTTACCAGTACATCCCATTTCTTCACGTATTGAAGATTCATTAGCAACTTTTTCTATTGTCTCAAAAAGATCTTTTAGACTTCTATCTACATTAGATAAATTATCTTGACTTTGCCATCCTCCCCTGTTGCTCTTAGCAACTCCAGCAGGATCTTCTCGCTCAAGATCTAAGCAAGCATATTTCAGTTTATTTAAGTCTAGTTGTAAATCATCAAACCATATTCTAGTAGGAAACCAATCTTCACTCTTCATTATCACCTTTCATAATCTTCAACAAGTCATTAGTTGACCCGACAAATAAGTTATTATTTGTAATTTGTCCCGACTCATCTAATTTTTGTTCTTCTTCTGCCTGTAATGCCTTTACCTTTTTTTGTATCTCAAGTAAGTCTTTGTTTGCGTCTAGTAAGGTTTTAGTCAACTGCCCTACAACCTCAAAAGCACGTGGGTGTTCACTTGCCTTTGCTAGTTCTACGAGTTGATTAAGTGCATCGGAACTGGTTTCGATTATACCATATAGATTGCTCCGAGCATATTCGTAGTCTGACTGAATATCCTGTTTCTTATCTACAGACTTAGGAATAACGACAGGTTTCTTTTCTTCATTATTCACGATCAGATCCCCTTCTATTCCGAGGATCTCATTCATGTTATCTTTTAGATTTTTCATCAGTGATCATGCCTATTAATTCCATCAAAATAATCAAGTGTATCAAACGCATACCCATAGGTGGTGTTAGCAGTAATAGCACTTGCCGCTACACTAGCAGATGAGTTTGATGTTGGTGATCCATTTGCTAATAGACCTGGAGTTAGAGTAATTTTCTTATTTGGTCCAACTTCTGTGCCGATAGGATCGGTAGATTTATTTACAGTCAAATCAAGAACTGTTCGTTTAATAATACCTTTGTTCTTAGTTGGTCCAAACAAATATCCCTTAACTGTGAACGACCAAGTGTATAAGATTGCTCTTCGAGTTTGAAAATCTGCTTCATATGTATCTTCAATTCCTAAAGTGTTCAATACAGTTGGAATATCATAATAATCAGGCACACTATTAGATAATCGCATACTCATAGTCCACTCTGGTCTAAAGTATGGAGCGATTTGCTCTACAACTTGAACCGCATCTTCATTATTAGCGAACATACCATACAACGACATATTGAAGTTGTAAGGAATAGGTGTGTATTGCGTTGCCACACTATCTGAATATCTAGTAGCACTAGAACTTTTGTTCATCTTATTCAATCCACGTTCTGGCGCATAAACCATATCAGTCAACTCAAATGATAATCGCGGTAACTGTATCGCAGTTGTTTTATTTAAACTTGGATCCTGATTTAGTCTGGCAAGAAACTTTTCTCTTGGACCATATGCAATAGGAACACGTATTTGTTGAATAGGAGTATTAGATGAATTATATCGCACTACATCAATGTCATTGAACATACGCCCAAACATAATGATGTATCTTCGCATCGTTGCATTATAGAAAAAATCTGCCATTATAATTCTCCAAACGGATTACTTTCCGTCCAATCTATGAAGTTGTTATCACTGCCGTCTGTAAGGTCGGTTGTTTGCGTTGTGTAGAACTCGTTATTCGCTGAATCGTCAGTATCTTCAATACGATAGTTTTCTTGAACCATACCAGAACCGTCTTCCATATTGAATATATTGCCTGCTTCATCAGTAATTTGGAAAGCAAGCATATCACCAGACTGCGCAGTTTCAATATTGTCGATTGCGGCAATGCCAGTATCAAGTCTCTCATGAGAGTACTCAAACAACTCACAAGTTATATCATAGGTTTGTAATGAACCCATCTGATAGAATATTGCTTCGTGTTCTACAAACTTGATCTCAAACAGTTTATTGTTGAGCGGGAAGTATATTAGATCGCCTTCGTTTGGTCGATCAGTTGTACCAACTGTATCAGTTCCATCAACATAAACTTCCTCAACAAATCTTCTGCGTGCCATTGTAAGTATCATTTGGTCACGTATTTCTAAACCAAACTTAGATAAGAAAGTTCCGTCGCCCTCAAACCCATCAACAGACTTAACATACATTTCGATAGGATATGCTGTGCTAAATTTAGATAACACATCTTCACCGAACAGTAAGTCTTCCTTGACTAAAGTTCTAGGAATATACAAACACTCAATACCATAGATGCGAATAGACTCTATAATAAGATCCTCGACGAGGTTTTGCTCCATCGAGTTTGTAAAATTGTTGAAGTAATGATTTACTGTAGGCATTTATTTACCCAATCATGTCATAAGTTGGAAGAGAATAAGTATTGATCATTTCTTCTTCCAATCTTCTAATCTCCTCATCTGCTTCTTGGTAAATTTGTTCGCCATTAAATGTTACGCCACCAGGAAGTTGCATCCCTGTAAACTTCTTAAGATTATTGCCCCACTGTCGTTTGATCAGTTGAGTACAATATTTACGCAACCAACGATCACTCCAAACATCAGCGTATGTAGCAGGGTCTACTGTTTTGTAACAGTCTATGATAATGCTTTCCCCACTAGAAACATTTGCTGCCCAATCCATATCAATATAAAGTCTGTCAGTGTGACGATTAAACCGAATCAATTGTTTTCCAACAAACAACTCTTGCATCAAAGCAATACGTTCCATAGACATATAGTAGTTTGCAAACGTACCGTGCGCCCAGTCGTATATTTCGTTGAGTGTTATTTGGTAT